TCAATAGCCGCCTCGCTGAATGCGTACCGGCGCACCTGCATGGCAGCCGAGTACCCACTCAAATCAATCGGTCCACTCTTATCTCGCAAGACGAAATAGACAACCTTGTCCGAACCTTGATCGAGAGAAAAGTTGTGAACAGCAGCCATTCCCTCACCTCCTTCAACTCAAGCCATAGTCAGGCTTTTCAGGAGCACGATCCCTTTGATCGCCAACGTCCTTCGAGAGATTGACCGAGATCGTTCCGTCTGCTGCAACATCGACGTTCTTGCCGATCTTGATGTGGCCCAGCTTGTCAGCAGTTGCAGCCGTCAGCTCGTGGACGATGCCAGTTGCGGCAGCGCCCGTCTGGTCGACGGCTTCAGGAGCTCCGCCCGCACCTGGACGGATCAACTTCCCCGCATTCTGGGCGGCCATGAGGCTCTTGTATGCCTCGTCCGCGACTGCCACCTTGTCGGCGGGCATAACGTCCACAGACACAATCTCCGTGCAGTAAAAAGCGCGTTGAGACGCGCTGTAGTAGTAAGCCATCCTGTCCTCTCCTTTCAGAATCCGAGCGCCATCCAGAGCGCCTGGACCTTTCCGTTTGCGTTGTGCTTGAAGGTCGTGTTCCCCTTCGTCAAACCAGTGGCAACGAAGTCCGCAGCAACCTCACCAGTAGGCGTCGCGTTCGCGAAAACGGCGCTCGTCGGGAAAGCAACTGGGAAGGCAACAACGGTCGAGCCATCGGATGCAATCGAGGCTTTTCCCCACTGCACGATCAAACCGTTCGGCAACTTCTGAAAGCCGCTGTCGCCGTGATTCTTCAAGAAGGCAGAAAGCAAGCCAAACGGCGTCACTGCCTTTGTGTTTTCCTTGCCAGCAAGCACTTCCGCAGGCACCGCGATGCGGATCAAACCGGTGCGGCTTTCCGTCGATGTCCGTGCGCTGAGGCTCTTCGGAGTGACAGCACGCGTCCCATCTGTTCCTGCAATCGTTTCTTCATTCGTCGCAAGTTCAACGACACCGAGAGTCGTGGTCGTCGCCGGCGGGTTCAGGAAGTTCGTATCTCCGAACGCGATCGAATCTGCAGAGAAGTCCGTCACAGCAAGGTCAATCGCGAGCAGAGCCTGCGACTGCGAAGCCTTCTGGATGATCGGAACTGTCTGAGAGCAAACCGCGAAAAGGGTTCCGCTCGCCGTGTAGAGGCCGACCTCGTAGACCGTGTAGGCCTCGGCCGAATCATCGCGGGCCGCAAGGTGGATGACGTTGTCTCCAACCGCACCGCCTGCGATGGTCGTCAGACGCTTGAACTCTTCCTTCAGAGCCGTCATATCACCAGTCGGCGTGTATTGCCCCGTGCCGTAGCCCACCTCTGTAATGACGACGGGCGCGGTTCCAGACTGCTCCGCGTTGACTACTTCGGCCAAGCCGGCATCTGTGATCAGAATCGTATTGGCCATTATTTGGCACCTCCTTGTTTCGCAAGAGCCGCCGCCACAGCTGCATCCACAACGGCCTTCAGCGTTGCAGGCGTGATGAGCTTCGTCGTCGACGTGCCAACTTTCGCTTCCTCAACTGTCGCAATTCGCGCATCGAGTGCAGCCTTTCCAGTTGCGGGCGTCATTGCTTTCAGAGCGTCTGTTCCTGTCGTAGCTTCAACCGAAGAAGCGATCTGTATCAGCCCCTTGGCGGCTTCACTTGCGTCCGGTGTTGCCTCATCGACAACAGCCTTCAAACCCGCAGGCGTCACAGCGCGTTCTTTGTCCGTCCCCGCTTTTGCCTCTGCTTCGGTCGCCAGTTCGACAAGCCCGTTTCGTCCAGTCGTAGCTTTCAAGCCTCGAAGGCCGAGAGGCGTCACATAGAGCGTCCCGGACTTCCCTTCAATCGTTTCCGCTTCGGAAGCAGCCGCGCCTTTCATGGTCGCAGGCGTGAGAGCAGCCGCGCCTTCCGTTCCCGCCTTTGCTTCGGCTTCCGATGCTGTGCGGATGAGACCCGCACGGTCTGCGGTAGAAGTCAAGCTCTTCAGACCGGCGGGCGTCACAGCTCGCTGCGAATCGGTTCCGGCCTGCGTTTCTTCGTCAGTAGCAAGCTCAACAATCCCCGCATTCGTAGTTGTTGCAGCAGTGAAAGAGAAAGACACGTCGCCGAAAGTTATGTTCCCGGCATTCACGCCTTCGAGCTTCATGTCGATAGCAAGCAGAAGATTGCTCTTCTCCTGCTTCTCAATGATCGGTACGTTCTGCGAGTAGACCGCGAAAAGCGTCCCATCATAAAGGAAAAGCCCGAACTCGAACACTTCATACGAGCCCGGGCCGTCATCCTTGCACGCGACGTGAATCGCGTTGTCGCCTGCTTGCCCACCTTCGAGGATCGGCATGCGCTTGACTTGAGCTTGTAGTTGTGTCTGCTCCTTGGTTGGAGTGTATTTGCCGGTGCCGACGCCGATTTCCGAAATCGTGACGGCGTTCGTCCCGGTCTCTTTTGCGTTGATGACGGCCTGAATACCTGCCGTCGTCAAAACGATGTCCATAGGAATCCCTCCTTATTTTGCAAGCCCGACGAGCGAGCGCATCGCGATAGGTCGTGCCCCGACGAAAATGCCGACTGCCGCATCGATGTCACGGCTGACAATTTCTTCAGAGCGAATACGCGCGTAAGCTACCGGGCGCAGATAGCCGTCGATCCCGAGCCCGCCATCCAGCTGACGAACGAGTACGAATGTGTAGTGCGAACGGACCGGTTTCGCGTCGTCGACGAGCGCGAAAAGGTCCTCCTGCATTTCGGCATCAAGCGTGCCGTCGATGTTTCCAAGCGTCGCCTGAATCTCGAAAGTGTGCGGAGTTCCCTTCGGCTCCATCTGCCACCACTCTTTAATGGTCGCAGCCGATCCAATCGAAGAAATCGCATCCTTGACAGCACGAAGCGTCCCTTTCTTTCGCTTTTCACGCACAACGTTTTTCAGGACGCTACGCTTCAAAGCAACGGGCCACGAATCACGCCAGACGCTCGCATCCCACCCGTAGGCGACATGATCGAGCTGAGTGCTCGTGAGTTTGTCAATGCTGACGTAAATCGACGGAAGATCAACCGCCGCCGTCATATCGAGCAATTGCTTGTCGAGCGCCGTCGCGCTGTGTCTGACGTTGTCGTCTTGAGCAATGGAATCAGGAAGTAAGTCGCTCAGCCTTACCTCCGCAAGCCCCTTACTCATCCTTGTAGCCCTCGTAAACGATCTTCACGCCCGTGCATTGCGCTACCTGGTCGCTTTCGAGCTTCTGGAAGTCAGCAGGCTTCATCGTCTGATTGTCGATGCGCGAAGCTCCCGCCTGCATGACGTACTGAATGAGCCTTGCAGGAAGAATGTCGCGACCGATTTTTCCTTGCTGCCAAACGCGGTATTTCTCAACCGCCCTTTCGACATCAGCTTTGATCTGCTCGGCGCGCGAGCTATCCTCGCGACTGATCCAATAGTGAAGCTCAAGCTCGTAATTCACGGCCTTCGGCGCAAGCACCTTCACGAAGTCCGTCAACGGGCGGATCGTTTCATCGCTCAAGTACGCCGCGATTTGCTCCAACGTTTCCTGAGACGGCAATTCGCCGCCCGCAAGAAGCACATAGACATCGACCTCGCCAGGTGTCGGGGAAGTAACAGAAACATCAAGCACGGAGCTCGACACGCTCTTCGCGTGGTAGATGTACGCCTTCTCTGGCCCCGCAACCGAAAAGCTGTTCGGAGCAAGCCGAATGCGTTCAGCAAGAGATTCGTCGCTTTCGGCTTCCGATCCGCCCGTCGAAATCGTTGTGTTTTCAGCCTTTGCAACGAACGTCATCGGCTTGACGATGGTGTTTATCTGACCGGCAAGGTAGTCGTTGCCGACCGTCCCCGCAACGGTGCAGGATGCCGTGACGCTCCCTTCGAGCTTACCTTTCTCAATATTGAGCTCATGGTCCGTTGCGAAAGTCACAACGCCGTTCGTCACCTCGGTTCCTGCGGGAATCGTGTAGACCGTCGCCAGAGCCTGCGAAAGCGTGAATTTGATCGTCGTGACGGCCTTGCTTTCAGAAAGACGCGTAACGCTCAAAAGCGTGCCGAGTGCATCGAGGTAGCCGTCCTGAGCATATGAAAGCAGGTTCTGCTGCGCCGCCAGATTCACAGCCGTGCGCTGTTGAATGATGACGGCAGCAAGGCTCAAAAGGTAGAGTCGTACTGGGTCGCCCGCCGCGAGGGTTCGCCCACTTGCTTGTTCGTACCCAGTGATAATCTCGGCCTTGATGGTCTCGGCGTCCGTTTCAAGGAATTCAACCGCCGGCAAGTGCCAACGGGGAATTGTTTCAGCCATGTCTTATTCCTCCTCTCCGATTTGCACAACAACGCGCGGTTTCAAAATGCCGTCCATTGCGCTCGCAGTGTCCTCGTCAAAGTCGACAGACACGACCGTTGCTCTTGGCTCGTACTCCTCAATCGCGTCAATCACCTCAGACCGCATCAGCATCTTTGCAACCGGCATTGGTTTGTCGATATGCGCCCACGTCAGCCCGAAGTCTCGGTCCAGAGGAACGGAGCCCTTACGCGTGCTGAGGATCGTCCGCACGTTCTGCAGAATCTCTCGCACCTCGTCCGACGGCGCGAAGTCAACTTGACTTGATAGCGTTACTGTGTATTGAGCCATTTACGCCGCCTCCTTCAAGGTGATGCTGACCTCTGCCGACACGCAGATGCCAAAGTTGTTGTGATACTTGCGCTCCTCACCAATCGACTCAATGACGAACTTTCCAAGGTAGTCCGGCCCGATGAGCAAGCGTTCCGGCTGCTTCTTTTCGAGCATTTTCTTGAGCATGATGAGTGCCACCAGAGGCGGCGTCCCGAGCGAGGAGTTCAGCTGAATATTGAAGCTGACCTCCGTGAGCCCTGGTCCGATGTACTCAAGCTTCGGCTTCTTACCGATGATCTCGTGCGTCGCCCATCTGGCGCTGCGCGAGACAGACAGGTCCTTGAAGGTGTAAACGATGGCGCTGCTACTGACGAACGGGACCTTTCCAAAAAGTCCAGTTAAACTGAATCCGAGTCCCATTTCATCGCCTCCTTACTTCAACGGCGAACTGGTCGGAGCGCCGTCTCCTTGTTCTTGGTGTTTGTGATTCATCAGACTGATGCCGCCTGCGACAACATCGCTCGACGCATCGATCTGACCTTGCAAGCTCATGTTCCCGGTAACGGTCACAGCAGAACCGCCGCCACCGCTGACAGCAAGACCACCCTTCCCGGTGATAAGGCCCGTTACATTCAGCACACCAGTAACGTCCGTTTTCGGCGTGTCAAGCGTTACGCTCGACGACGCATTGACCGTCGCCGTTGTGCAGTTGATCGTGACGGCATTCGGGACCGTAATGGAGCCGTCCTGACGGTTGAACACGATCTCCGTGCCTTCGATCGTCACGGTGAGCTTGTGCTCCTGGCGGTCGTAGCAAACGCGCGTGCCGTCGCTAAAGACGACCGTTCGCCGGTCAATGGATGCCTCTGGCGGCTTAATCTCCCCGGCATATAGAGAGCCGATGATGAAGCCGTCTTCCTGCCCCGGTCCCAAGAAAAGGCAGACAACGTCCTCCCCCGGATGGACCATCTGATAATCCTGGTTCTCATAGGTATTACGTTGCAGAATCTGCAGGTCGTAAGACACAAGCGAGTCTTCGTCATCGAACACCACCCTGGCCGTGCATTTTTCAGGGTCAACACTACTGACCTCCCCGATCTTGATCAGATCAGGCAGGATCGGTTGTTCAAACAGTGGCATGAGTCCACCTCCTTAATAGTTACTGTTCACACGTCGGACAGAGATACTTGTCACATATCCGCTCGTGGAAACGGAGTGCGAGGCCGACTCGATGTAGAACCGACCATCAAAGCTGCCGAACCCTTTGAGCTCAACAACGACACCTGCCACAAGCGATGTGTCCCCAACCAGTGAAAGACTTCCCGTTACGCTGCGAAGGTTGAGTTTCCTCAATGTGGCTTTTGCGATGCGTTTGGCTTCGTCCAGAGATGCGGCGCGCTTTTTGACCTGATACTCCTGGCCGTTATCCTCCACATTCGGGTCCGTGTATGTGTAGGTATTGACCGCAACGTTGACCTTCTTCTTAACCTTCTGAAGGTCCATGTCATACTCAGGATCGTCCCCACCGTCGCCCTTTTCAAGGTCCATGTTGTAACCACCAGAAGAGCCTTTCTGCTTCTTCTTCGGATCGCGCCAAGACACCGTACAAGTTTTGTACGTCTCCGATTGCTGTGACTCGAAGTCCCACGAAAGGATGTCCGAAACACCAAGCTTGAGCGTTTTGACCGGCTTCTTCTTTTCATAGAAAGCCTGGTCGAAGATCACAATCTGCGAGTCTGTCACCTTGATTGAAAGCCCCGCATCCTCACACAGACGCGACAGGAATTTCAGATTGCTTTCGGCCTTCTGGTCTTGGCGGTCGTAGCTCGGGTTGTCCTGAGAATCGAATAGGAGCTTGACTTTCGCGGCAGTCGCAATCTCCTGAGCAATGCCCTTGAGCGTCTTTTTCTCCCAAGCCTTTGTCACCATCTTTCGACGGATCGGAGTATTGAGAGGAATCGAGACAGCCCGCATCTCAAAGACGCGAGGCGAACCACTGGTGCGGAGTGAATCGACAAAGAATTTCCCGCAGAAAAGCTCGCGCCCTTTCTTCCCGTCAACCGTCCCCGTTGCGATGTAGGCGCGTACGATTTCGCCGCCATCCGGCTTCCACTTACTCGCCCACTTCCCCGTCGGGTCTTTGAGCGTGAGGCTGATTTCGTCCGCCTCATTCGTTTCCTTGTCGTCGTATGAAAAGGAAAGGAGATCAGGCAGGATGTCCTGCGTCACCGAAGTGCTAGCTTCGGTGAAGAGGAGCCTCAGATAGGTCTGAATAGGTCCACTCATCGCGTCCCCTCCTTACGCTTCCAAGGCGGCAGATTCTCAGCAAACTCCGCCGAGTCAGTGTCAATATCCGGCACATTGAGCACGACGCCGGCACTGAAGAACACCGTCTTCCGGTGCTGTAGATTTGCGCGGATCAACTGGTCCATCAACGCCTCGGAGCCATAGACTCGTTTAGCGATGATGTCCCAGGTGTCCATCGCGAGGGTCTCGTATGTCCTCACCATTACGCCTCCTTACGCATACGACAGCCGATGTTGCTGCGCCTTCATTCGAAGGTACCTCTTTTCAAAATCATTCAGTCCTTCATCGATCCCTCGCTTCACATCAGCGTATGGATCACTCGAAGACCCAGAGATGTTGATCACTGGCGAAAACACAATAGTGTCTCCCCGACCACCACCTCTCGTATCGAGCATGGTTGAAAGCTTTGAAAGAGGAATGACTGCTTCGGGCTCTCCGCCTTCGCCGATGTTCGCAAGCGTCGAGCGTGTCGCAATACCGCCCTCAGCAAGCTGAGGAACCTTTGGAAGATTGACACCAAACGTCGAACCACCGTACTTCGGCACCCAATCCGGAATCTTCACAGAGATGCCGTTGATGGAACCGATAGCACTGTTTACCAAACCGATAATTTTGTTGATCGGACTCTTTGCGATGCCGAGCAAGCTATCGAACACACCAGAAAATACGCTCTTGACTTTCCCCCATGCTGAAGACCATGCACTGACAAACTTCCCTTGTACATTCCCAACAAACTCGGAGAACTTCCCCCAAAGTTCGCTCATTTTGGCCTTCACAACGTCCCAGTTTTTGTAAAGCGCGACACCGGCAGCAACGAGCGCCGTTACGGCCAAGATCGCCAACCCAATCGGAGTCGTAAACATGAACTTCAAAGCGCCTCCGAGGAGTTTTGCGCCAATCCTGAGTGCCGTGAGTGCACCGTTCGTCAGAATGCACGCAGCTCTCCATGCGAGCATCAACCCTTGGCTGACACCCCAGCCTATGCCCTTGAGCGCCGTCCCCATCAAACGATACGCCCCCTTGAGAAGACTGACTGTTGTTGTAGTCACCTTGCAAATACCAGCCCAAATCTTCGTCGCAATCGACGCGAGCATCGTGCTATTTCGCACCCAATCGACAGCCTTCTTTATATTCAGAAAGCCTTTGTAGAGCGAAATCATCGGACTCACCGTAAAGGCCAGTGCCATACGCAATACATGAAAGCCTGCAATGCTACCAACAACGGCACCTGCAACTTTCATCATGCTCATGACAAGCTCTTTGTTGTTGCTCACCCAATCGCCGATTTTTTCGCCCCACTTGACGAACTCTGTTGCTCCCTCCTTCAAAGGATCAAGCAGCGGAGCACCGACAGCCTGGGCGAAATACTTCACGGTATTGCCAGCAAGAACCAGAGCGTTGGATGTAGTTGCCGCTCTTGCCTTGAACTCTCCCAACATCGATCCCGCATATTTCGCAGGGTCAGATACACGCTCAAAATTCACTCTGAGCCCGTAAAGGTTCTGCATCATTGGACCAATAGCAACCGCCGCTTCGTCGCCGAACATGGCGTTGAGGTACTGGTTCCACTTCTCCTTTGGAATCTTCTTCTGAATCGCCTCCAAAGTACTCATGATGGCCTGTGGTGCATCCTTCTGAAGATTTTTCTGCAGCTGTTTTGGATCAATCCCTACGTTTTTGAAGGCAGCAGCCTGAACATCGGACATCGATCCACCGCTCCCCATCGCACGCATCATGGCCTTAATGCCAGTTGCCGCAGTTTCAGAGGTCGCCCCTGCACCGATGACAGATGCAGAAAGAGCCGCTGTTTGTTCTGCAGTCAACCCCGCGACCTTACCAAGAGCACCATAACGTTTGATGGTATCCCCGATCTCTGAAGCCAACGCCGCGTTGTTATTCGACAGGTAGTTGACGGCATCAGCCAGACGATAGGTCTCTTCATTCGTGAGCCCCATACCGCTCTTCCACTTTGCCATCATGTTGCCGGCTTCATCTGCCGAAATACCGAATGCCACAGCCATCATTGCCGCCTGCTCGGTAAATCCGGCCAAATCTTTCGAAGCAATGCCAGACTGTGCTGCCGCCGCTGCAATCTGAGCGAGGCCGTCTGCAGCGAGAGGAATACGAAGACTCATCTTCTGCAACTGTTTCTGCAGATTTTTGAGGCCATCAGGATTATCAAAGTTGGCTACCTTAGCAATATCTGCCATCGCATCTTCCAACTTCATTGCCTCGTTAATCGGCATCCCCAACGTAGCTCCTCCCTTGGCAGCCATATTGAGAAGCACCCCCTGACTGTTCATGCCTCCGTCTTTCAAGCGACTCTGCAACGCATTAGCTTTTGCCAACCGTTCCTGAGCAACACGAGCTTTATCGGCAGCTCGAGCCAGTTCGTTTTGGCGACGAGTAAGCTGTTGCAGAGTTTGTCCGGCCGTCCCCAAAGAAGAGTCAAGCTCACGCACCGCCGTTCGTTGCTTATCTACTGCTGCTTTTGCGCGATCAAGTTCTTTTTTTGATGACGCAACAACACGTTGAAAAGACTCCTGGTCTTTTTGCGCAGCCTTCAAAGCCCTTCCGAGTTCCGCTACTTTTTGCTCTTGCTGTTCGTACTTGTTGATCAACTCATCCGAAACGTTTGTGGATCTGTTGATCTGCGAAGAATACGCTGACAGACGTCGCTTAGCGGAGTCATATTGTCTAGACAGCTCTGCCGTCTTTTGATCAAGTTCCCGAGCGTTATTGGTTACGCCCTTGTATTTGTTCATTACATCAATACAAGCTCGTGCGTTTTCGTTGAGCTTTTGACGCATTTTTACAAGCCCGTCTACTTGCGCCGATTCACGATTTAGCGTATTAACCTGCTTATTGAATGCACCTACCGTGTCATTCGCTTTTTTGAACGTATTGCTGAATGCTCCGGACAGCTTGCCAGCAATCATGAACGCAATACTGTATTCCTTAGCACCCATTTCTCTGCCCCTTTAGAAAAGAAAAAAGCCCGCCGAAGCGAGCTCTTTTCTTTAGGATTCTGATTGTTTTATGAAAACACTAGGAAATAACAGAAGTAGCAAATCACCACCCCGGCGACCAAGGCCACAATCGCTTTCACGCCGTCCAATAGTGCTTCAAAAAATTTAAACATCGGTTCCCCCTCCTTGTATAGGTCTATGTTACCAGGTAAGGAGGGAGAAGTCCCAAAGTAAGGCCTCGCGCCCTATCTCTTTTGTCGTTTATCCATTTCATCAGTGACTTGTGCCCATTGGCCGAGGTCAATAAGTGAAGTAGCGAACCATTCAAGCGCCCCCGAGCCAGTTTCTTTTCTAGAAAGCTGGATACACACCTGCATGATGAAGTTCACAGGATCGGCGACCCTCAGACCGAGTAGCTCAAAAAATTGCTCACCTTTTGGGTGATCAAGCAATACTCACGTGCCGGCAATTCGTTGAAGAACTCAATCGGCAACTTCGCCTGACGCGCAAGAATGAGCGCACAGAAATCCGAGTCGGTCGTCGGAAGAGGCGAGAACAGCCCCAGTGCAGAATATTGTCTCTTCACTGCAGAAATGTCCTCGCCCTTCAGCCCTTCAAGGTTCATCTCGATTTCTTCGTACTTCTTGCCTTCAAATTCGAAGGGCGTTGCAAAAATATGCTTCATATTTTCACCTCAATATTTTGTGTTTGATCCGGTCAGAGGTACCTGCCTCCGACCGGTCTTTGCATTACGACAGTCCCAGGTCCTTACGAACGCTCGCGAGCTTGTCTTCGCCGTTGAAACGAGCGATGTAGTTGTACTTGTCGATTTCGACAAGCGTCTTACCGCCAACATCGACCTTGATGTACAGCACCTCAAACTCGGATTCACTATCCGTAGAGGCTCCAACTTCGAACGATCCAAGGCTGATCGACTTCGGCACTGCGCGAAGGGATACACGCACAGGAACCGTCGAATATGTACCAAGCGCGGCGTCATAAACTTGCTGCGACCCGCGAAGATCAAGCGCGTGCGCCTTCTGCTCCGCAAGTCGTGTCAAATCAGCAGAAATCGTTCGCCAAGTGAAGGTCGTCGTCATCGACCCGTAATGGCCCAAGATCGGGCTCTCCACCTCACCAGCAATTCCCGCACCGCTGACCGTGTCGCTCATCGCCTCGAGCGACGGCAATTCAACGTTGGCAACCCCCAGAAGGTCATTGCCTTCTGCATACACCCTGAAATTGATCAATCGTTCAGGGACTTTGTTGTTTCCTGCCATTCTTCATTCCTCCTTTACTCGAACAAGGCCGAGAGATAGTTCACGTCGTACTCAAGGACGAATTGAATCTCTTTATTCGGAGACGGCGGCGTAAGGTACACGTGGAAACGTGCAATGCCGTCCATCAGGTCCGTGTTCGGGTTTTCGCTTTCAAGGAACTCCACACGGCCGCCCAGGATGTACTGGCGAGCCGCGAGGCCATTCAACCATACGTTTGCGCTGTCAACAATCGTGTCAACCTGACGACGATTCAGAGGAGCATCTACACGCTGCCAGAAAGTCTGAACCAGCGTATTCCCGACCCAGTTGAACATGCGTCGAACCGAAATGAAGGAATCCTTCACGTCGGTGTTTCCAGGGTAACAAGCCATGCGGTTACCCCAACACACCCAACCACCGATGAAGTTGAGCGCCGTCACGACTCCCTGACCGTTCAGATAAGCACTGTTTTCAGGCCCGAGCCAGACTTCCTTGCCGTTCACTAGGACCGTGGAAGTCATCTGGAAGTTCTTGTTGGACGGACTGACATACGGCGTGCCGTCGTTGTCCCCGTCAACCTTCCCAATAAGCCCCATCAGCTGCGTGCTCATGTGGTACGCCGTGCCGGAAAGAGCAAGCATCGGCCAACACGTCACCTGCGCCTCATCGACGACGTTATTGTTGTTTTTCCATTCCGTAACCTTGGAATAGACATCAACCGTGTCGGTAGGTACGTCAATAAGAGCAATCGCACGGAAGTGTTCGTTGATGTTGACAGCCTTTGCTGCCATTACAGCCGCTACCTCCGGATCGCTCGAATACTTCGGAGCGACGATCTGCCCTGGCACGAGACGGAAGCGCGGGAAGCACTCTCCGACAAGTTCAAGACCGCTCTTGGTACCGTCCACGGAAACGCCGCCGATGATTTCCGACTTCGTAACAGCAGACGGATCAAGCTTCTCGGCCGCCAAAGTCAGCGACGCGCCAACCGGCACCTTGAAGTTATCATCGTCCTTCTTCGAAGTGATGACCAGATGCCCCGCATCATTGAAGGTCGCGACGAAATCCGTACCTTCCTGATAGGTCGTCACGTCCTGAGAAAGCTTGAGGGTCGAGAGGATGATGCCGGTCTCAGCAATCGTTGCAGAGCCGGTCTTCGAGTCAAGCGTCACCGTCTTTGCCGTCGCCGTCTTCTTGTGCTTCGTAGGATCAAGCACGTTGACAACGATGATCGGTGCGACGCCAAAGAGAGCGAACTGCGAATAAATCGCCTCACTCAACGTGAAATCGTACTTTTTTAGACCGCTTGCGCTGTCCTCCACCGGCGGCACGTAGCCGAAAGCCGCAACGGCTTCGTCATACGAGTAGCAGAGAACAGGCTTATTGACGTTCGTCGGGTCTGCCATATTGACCGGAGCTGTCCCGACGATGAAAGGAATGGCCGCCTCCACCTGCACCGGCGGCAGGATAGAAGTCGGCACTTCGGAGATTTTTACCCCGTGGTTGTATGCCATTTGATGACCTCCTTAGAGTTCATTTTTGAGTTGACGCACATAGGCGTTTAGAATGTCGCCCTTCACGCCGATGCGCTTTCGCGCTGTCGCCAGTTCAGACACCGGGACAAAGAGACCACGAAGGGCCTCACTCTTTTCGCGCATCGACGCAATGTGCGGCGGAAACTCTCCGTCGCGGAACACCGCGTTGCGCATCAGGGCACCGCCACCAAGCGTTGGACCGACGTAAACGACGGCCTTGGCCTCTTTGGTCGATGCCTTTTTAGTTGCGGGTTTCTTTGTTGTCATAAGAAATCCTCCTCTTGATCTATAGGCTGCGGCGTGCGGATGCTCCAGGTCGTCTGCATGTCAAGTTGCCAGTACGGATAGGGTTGCTCACCATATGTGTTCCATTTGATCGGATGTTGCAGACGGTACCGATGAGCAAGGGTCATCCCAGGCAAAGAACACAACGCCGTTCGGATGCGTGACATGACGTTCAGGCAGTGCTCGTGACCGTCGAACTCTTCTGAGTAGGTCCCGACAACGATCGAGACCTTCACCTCGGTTGAATCCAAATCGGTCGCTCCTTCCTCAGCACGAACCAGGACAAAAGGAAAGTCGTCGTCCTGTCCGGATCGTTTTGGGGGTAGATACCCATTTACGACTTTCGGAGCGCGAAGCACTCCCTCTTCGGAACCGCGTTCCGGCTTCGTTGGCAACGCAAAGTCCTTCACAGCCTCTGCAACCAATTCGCGAATTGCACGCGTAAGTTCGTTTTCGACCATACGGCCACCCCCCCTACAACTTCAAAATACGGTTAACCTCGTGGTCAAGACGATTCACAAAGACTTCCTGCACACGCTCTTGGACGCGTTCTCGTACACCGTCATTACCAGCCATCTGAGGCACCGAGGGACCGGACACCTTCTTGACCTTGTCGACCTTGTACCTCTTTCCTGCGTGATAGCCCTTTGAAGCCTTGATCTTTCCGCCAGACCTGATGTAGATGGCGTGCTTATCCGTACCCCATCCGCCATCCCAAATAAAGCCCGTCTTGTACTTGCCGCCCCCGCCCTTTTTGACGGTCACTCGAATCCGTTTCCGTTCCGCGCCAGTCGTATCTTTTCCCTCGGGGGAATGGCTAAAGTGTCTAGCGGACAACGGTTTGCCGCTCGACACAATGGTTCCTTCAAGATTGCTTGCTGAGGCTTTACGAATGGAAATCGTCTCGTTCACAGTCGCGGCATTGACCGTGTAAGTCTCGCGAATACCTTTAGAAAGCGCTGTTTTTCCTGAGCCGAGAGCGCGGTTGATGGCTCGCATCGTGACCTTCTCGACCCCGCCTTTGACACCATGCAACATGGCCTCAACATTTTTCAGCGCATCATCATCCGCTTTCAGTCTGACTAGGACGCTCATTGATCGTTCGCCTCCGTCACAATGACGAGCACGCCGCCATCATTGCTGACGGACTTGACAAGATGAATCGAGCCATCAACGTTGAGAAGCTCGCCCTCGACCGGCGTTTCGATCACCCCGACTTCGACGTAGATCGTCAGTTGGTTGACAAAAACGCCAAGGTATGAATCGTCGCCGTTGGCCTGCGTGATGATCTTGTCGAGAATGCAAGGCACAAGTTCATGTCCTATCTCGTGCTCTTCCGCGAACTCATCTGGATTGATGAAGACGTTTTTCACATCAGCCGCAACGAAATCTTTGAAGGCACTCATTCCGCCACCTTCTTCGTCGTGCGACGCTTGACAGGTTGCTTGACTTCAGGCTCTGACTCATCTTGAGCCTCGGGGATCGGAGCGAAAGCAGCCTCCGGCGTCGGCAATGGAGCTTCTTCGACAATGTCGTCCTCGATTTCATTCACACCGACAAGCGCCAGATTTTCCTTGAGAAGCTGAAGGCCTACCGTCTCGTCAACCTCGATCTCCTCACATGCCGTGTAGCGCTTACCGGAAATGAGGAGGTTTTCTAAAAGAACAACTTTCATTTCTGTCCCTCCTACGAAAAAGGGCAGGTCGTACTGCCTGCCCTGATTCGGTTTTTGTCGCTCTTAAGCAAGAGCTTCGATGACGTGGAAGCCGTGAATCTGCTGAATGATCGGCAGCGGACGGCTCTTGATCTGCACAATGCGACCGGAAGGATTCGCACGCTGAACCCAAGAGTCCGGCACACGAGCACCTTCGTAGAACTTGATCGCTTCGTCACCAGTCAGCGCAACAAGGCCGTATGCAAGCATCGTCTTCGCGTTCGGGCTTGCGAGCATGCAGAGTTTTTCGGGAACCATCGGCTGCTCCTTGCCGGCGTCATCCGTGTACCACTCGTCATAAGAGTAGATGTCAAGACCGGAGTCCTTGAGATAGCCCCAGTACGTCACACCATTCGGCAAGTGCTGCGGATCAATCGCGCCCATGTCGACGCGACGCATATCGAGCTGCTTGGCAGTCGTGAGCTTATCAAGGATCGTATCAAGCACCTTCGAGCCGCAGATCAGCTCGTGCGGCGTAAAGCCGCCGGACTGAATCATCGTGCGACGAAGCGTACGAAGATCGCCCATGATCTGGGCAGCGTCAGCAGCGTCCCACTTCGTGCCCAAAGTAGTCTTCGGCTGCTCCTTCGTCTCCAGGTGAGCCCAGTAGTTCAGAACTTCATCGTAGCCTTCGCCCTTGACCGTCACCTTGCCGGTAAACAGAGCTTCAGCACACATGACTTCCTCACGACGCGTGATGATGTCGTCGAGGTCGGACAAGTCCTTGCCGAGAATTTCCGCAGCGCGCTGCGTCGGGGACTTGGCAGAGTAGATCGTTTCACCAGGCAGACGCTTCAGCATGTCTTCTGCCGTCGTCACGCGCATCGGAGAAACTTCCGGAGCTTCGTAGCTTTCGGTGCGGAAGCCTTCACGCGTCAGCACGACACCGCCAACCTTCGGGTTGACGAAAGGCGCAATCTTGCGACCGCCGCGACCGATGATGTCGAAGTCGATCTTCTGGGTGTGGAAGGTCGGGCGATTCGTAAAGTAGCGATCGCGCAACCAGGTGGAATTGCTCTTTTGGCCTTCTTCGACCATCGCGAGCATCGTGCGAGTAGTAAACATATCAATTGCCATTGTTGTAGTCCCTCCTGAGATTTAGATGCTCGGCTTGAAGAAGATGCTGACCTGACGAGCAGACGGCTTGAAGTCCGCAACGGCAGCGCTGTTCTCAGCGTTAAAAGAAAGAGCATCTTCGTTGAATTCGCCGGTGAGATACACGGCAGCGACCTTGTCGCCGGAAGCCGTATCCACGTCCTCGGCAAGGACTGCATACACTGCAGAAATCGTCGTCTTCCCAGAGTCAACCTTGCAGAGCGTGCCGTCCTTATCAAGCAGAGCGCCGCGCTTGAGCACGCCCTGGCTAGTCTTGACCATCATGCTGTCAGCAACAACCGGCATGATCTGCGACGCAGCGAAAAGATTGTCGACAGTCGTCGTATGAGTTTCTTGCATTGCCATTTCTGGTTCCTCCTTTACTTGCGAGCGTAAGCACGCGCACCGGCTTCAATAACAGCCTTCATTTCGGCTTCCTGCTTTGCCTTTTCTTCGGACTTCGGATCGAGTCCCTCGTTGCCTTCGGGTTCGATGCCTTCAAGCGCCTGCGCATCTTTCGCGCGAGCCTTGAGCATCTGTGCGCCGCGAGCCTTATCTGCCTTCAGAATCTGCACAGCGAGCGATTCGGCAGTCGTCTTTCCGTCAAACTTCGCAGCGTTCACAAGGTCTTCATGACCCACGACAGCGATGTCTTCAATCGCCTGAATGCGAGCTCGTTCCTGCTCTGCGCCTTCGGCAATAGCTTCGTTGCGGATCGCCTGCACCAAGTCAGGATGTTCCGCTTTCAACGTTTCCAGATTCATCTTGTGAACCTCCTTTTGAACTGCGGATGCCTTGGGCTGTTCCGCGTTAATGAAGCCCTTCGGCGCATTCGCAAAGAAACGCGAATCTGCCTTCAGGCCGTTTAACATGACGAATCCGCCAGAAGCCGTGTTCTTTACTTCCGTCGTTTCATCAATCTCGTCAGCCAGACCAAACTCCATAGCCTCTTCAGCAGTGAAGTACGTCTCGGCGTTGACCTTTTCCTTGATCTCATCAACCGTGCGACCGGTCTTTTCGACATAGATGTTGATGAGGTTTTCCTCAAGCTTCTCCATGTCGTCGGCCGCCTTCCTCATGTCGTCCGTCGTACCGACGGCAACAGAGCTGACCTTGTGGATCATCATCATTGAACCCCTCGGCATGATGACTTTCGCGCCAGGCACGCTCGTGATGATCGTCGCGGCACTCATAGCAGCTCCGTCAATTCGGAAGGTGATCTGTCCCTTATGCGCCTTGAGAAGCGAATAAATGGACAAACCCGTATAGACGGCCCCGCCGAACGAATTGATCGAAATGTCCAGAGGGCTATCGGACGGGATTTTTCGGAAGTCCGCGAGGAATTCAGACTCGTTGAAGCCCTTCCCCCATGGATCGTCCTTCGATCCGCCGACATAGCCGAAGAGATCGAGCTGCGCCCGTTTCCCCTCGGTCTTTACGTTCCAAAACTTATTCATCCTTTTCCTCCTTCTCCGGTTCCGTCACTGGTTGAGCCGGAGCTGTGGCACTCAGACCGTCTTCCCTACGCATTGCCTCCTCGCGCTTTCGCACAGCGTGAACCTGGTCGTACTTCATGCCAGTAAGCTCAGCCGCCTCACGTTCGCGAGTGCTGAAGCCTTCATCGACACGAACCTTCGCGGCATTGGCTTCCTTCAGCGGATCGAGCTGTCCCTGCGCGTCGCCGTACCAATCCGCGCCACACCAGGCAGCACGAATGGCCGGATCGTCGAAGAAGCCAGGGGCTTGCACACGGCCCTTCAGAACAGCTTCGGTGAGCCACTCTTCGTAAACGGGCTGACAAAAGTTACTGACGAGCCATTCGCGACGCATGCGGAACATCTTCCAGGCCTCGAGAAGCGAAGCACGCGAAGCCGAATAGGACGCTGTGAAATTCTTCACGAGCAACTCGTAAGGAATCTCGAGCGCCGAACCGATCTGACGGCAGATGGCGATAACGAAAGGATCAAAGTTCGGATTCGGACGACTCGGGTCCGCAATTTGAACCTCTTCCCCTTCCTCAAGGGCGACAATCGACCCGTTCCCCATCTCATAGGCGTTCGGGTCCTTGTCGACTTGCAACGCAGGATTGAAGCCCGCACCAAGAGGAGAGTCCGGTGTGTTGCTCTTGACGAAGACCGTGAACATTCCGGACACGACCGCCGCCATCAGTTCGGCCTCTGAATACCTGGATAGTTGCTTCAGAGCCTCAATGACCGGAGCAAGCATCGGAACGCCTCGGCGCTGTGCAGGACGCTCAACGTCTGCCATGATGTGCAGGACGTTGCGGCGCCCGGTCGTCGTACCGAACGCAAGCACGCGCTTCCATTCCTGCTGCAGGTCTTGACCGATTCGAGGAATTGCGCCCGGATGGTGTTTCGCAACCCAATAAGCAACGGTCTCGCCGTACGTCCCGACCTCGATGCCGCCAAGAATGTTTGCAGTCGTAGAAGCATTGAGCGGGTTACACACACGGTCTGCTTCGATGAGACCGATGCGCAGATCGTAGGCGCACCCCTTGCGCGGAATGACCGGCATCGTCACAAAGACATCGCCACTCATCAGCGCAGAAAGGAGCACCAAGGACTGAAGCTGAAAGAATGTCTGCCGGCGCTCGGCGTCGCAGTTCACGCTTTCAGACCAGAGACGCCATTCGCGTTCGGTGTTTTCTTCCCAACCTTTCGCCTGCTCCTCGGCAAGGCCGAGAAACTTCGCATCGATCTGGGCGTTCAGCGCAAGCCCGGAGCCGACCACATTCGTTCGAACAGTCTTGAGTGCACCGGTTGCGAGAGGCGACCCCATGTAGAGGTCGCGCGATCGATTGCGAAGCGTCTCCAAATTATCAACAATGTCTGCGTCCGCATCGCTTCCGCCAGATAGCCATCCAAGCAAGGACTTCTTTGCGTATGAACCACCGTGCCTCGAATAGCCGGAGTTCAAAATCTCAAGCTTTCGGCGGGCTTCATAGCGCTTCAATGCGCGCTCAGGACTGATTGCATTGATCGCTTTGTCAAGCAGATTCATTTGCAAGCCTCCTTACAGGTCGCGAGGGACAGCACGCATCACACGCGCCCCCTTGCGTCCGTTTTCAAGCTTGTCGATCTCGTTGCGCCAGTACTTGATCCTGGCAGCAATGTCAGAAAGCGACGCACGATTCAGCTGTCTGGTGCCGATTCGATACGACTGGCCAGAGGCAACCGCGCGTTCGGCATCGAGCCACATCTTCAGATTCGCACGGGCCTCGTCTAGTGTTATCCAAGGCATCTCGTTGCCTCCTTTTTGTGATTACTTGCAGTTGTTGAAAGTCACGCCGTCTTCACGAACCGCATCCTCTCCCGTCAAGTCCTGCCAACGCTTGATGATGACGTCGCAGTAACGAGGATCGAGCTCCATCGCACGAGCCTTACGACCGGTGTTTTCACAAGCAATGACCGTCGTCCCGGACCCTGCGAAGCTATCGAGCACAATGTCACCCTTCTTTGTGGAATTTCCGATCTGATACTCGAATAGATCGACCGGCTTCATCGTCGGATGATCCCCGTTCCTCAACGGCTTATCGAAGTCGAGAACTGTCGTTTGTTTACGGTCCGAGTACCAGGCATGCCCCGCGCCTTCCTTCCAGCCGTACAAGCACGGCTCATGCTTCCACTGGTAGTCAGAACGACCAAGAACAAGAGAGTTTTTGTTCCACACAAGGCACTGGCGCACCTTCCACGCGTTGTCTCGGCACGCGCCTCGGAAGTTGTAGCCTTCAGCGTCCGCGTGCCAGATGTAGAAAGACGCTCCTGGCTTCATGGCAAAGTCAGCAGTAGAGAAGGCATCAATCAAGAACTTTCGGAAGTTGTCGTCCGACATGTTGTCGTTCTGAATCGTCAGCTTGTCTTTCGTCGCGCCTTCGTATGCGACGTTGTAAGGCGGGTCGGTCAGATACAGATCGACGCTGCCTTCTTCGCACAAGCGAACAAGCTCATCGATGCGCGTCGAGTCTCCGCACAAAAGCTGATGGTCGCCCAAGAGCCAGAGTTCGCCAGGCTTGACAACAGGGTCTTCAGACGGTTCCGCGATTTCCTCAGCGTCTTGCCCATGGCTTTCGTCGTCATCAATCGAGCCAGTTCCATCAAGCAGAAGGTCGAGTTCTTCGTCCGAAAAGCCCATGACATCCAGATTGAAGTCAAGCTCCTGAAGTTCGCCGAGCTCGATGCGGAGGAGCTCCTCATCCCATCCGGCGTTTAGTGCTAACTGGTTGTCTGCAATGCGCAGCGCTTTCTTCTGCGCGTCTGTGAGCCCCGTCAGGCGGATCGCCGGCACTTCCTTCATGCCGATCGACTTCGCGGCCATTGATCGACCGTGGCCTGCAATGAGCTCATTGTGTTCATCAATCAAGACGGGGTTTGTAAAACCGAACTCCTTGATCGATTCCGCGACTTGCTTGATTTGCTCGTCGCTGTGCGTGCGGGCATTACGCTCGTATGCCTTTAGATCGTCTACTGGGACGTATTCGATCTGCGTTTTTTGTTGTGCCACTAAGCATCAACTCCTTTACAAGGTGATCCCCTTCGACAGGGTCCCGCGCGGCTTGCGCGGTGCGGTTTGCTGTTTGAGCGCTCCCCCATTCGCATAAAATTCAGCCAAATATTCAAAATTTGGCGTGAGAAGCTCGACTGCCGCCGTCGCATAGACAGCGCAGTCAAGCGCCTCATTTCGCTCACGAATCTTTTTCCAAGCCATCTTTCTCGTACCCTTGTCACGATCAAAGACGCTCTCAAAAACTTCTGATGTCAGTTGCTTGAAAAAGCTCTCTGTAAAGCCCCGGTCCTCTTGGGAAGCAAAGTGAGCGTAATTTGGACCTGGTTCATCATTGTCAAGTCGGTCCATCACTTGTGACTTTCCACCATCAACGCCAAGCGTGAAGAGCATCGCCTTCATGGCGTTACTCTTCGTCGGAGGGTTAATGAATGGGACACCGATGCCGCCGCGTCCTTTGATTGCAAAAACGCGCATTCGCTCGCGGGCCTTCGTGTATTGATAGACTCGATTCGTAAACGTACCGTCACCAGAGTCAACGAAAGCACAAGCTACAGCGATGCGTACACCGTTCTGCATAACGTGCTGCCGTTGAAGGACAGCATCGAGCTGTTGCCACGTTGCCAGATCGTCAGGGCGGCCATAAAGCACCCGGTGCTCAATACCCCAACACTCTCGCCCGATGCCCCACCCATAGATGGAACACTCCAATCGATCGTGCTGAACGTCGACACCCGCAGTTAAGAGAAGAACGCCTTCTGGCAACGAACCATCAGCCGGATATTCTTCACGCCGCGCGTAAAGCGTCGCCCATTTGTCTTCAGCGAGGTTGTATTCCTCCCAGACCTCGCCGAGCTTCAGGTTCTTAAATTCCATCAGACCGCGTTTGTCTCGCTCTTTGTTGACCGAAACAAACTCTTCAACCAGATCATGCAAATTGACCCACGGCGAATAGAGGGCATTGATGTGGTAACCCTTGATGCGACTCCTCGGATTGGTGGCTTTCCATTTTCCAGTTGCCAGAATGTTCAAGTCAGGCTTGAAAGGGCCACGTTCTTTGGCACCGCATTCTGGGCAATACATCGCCGCCGTCATAGGCAGCGCATTTCCGTCCTCATCCTTTGCCCACCTTACGTAGTCCCACTTGAGCGTATGCTCCTCGCCGCAGTGCGGACACGTCACATAGAACTCGCGTTTGTCGCTCTTTTGGTACCAGTCGTCGATCTTGGACGCCCCCTTGATGGTCGGCGTGCTCACAATGATGATCTTCCTGTTCCCGAAGTTCTGAGTACGTTGGATAGCGAGTTTCAAGGGATCGCCTTCCTTCGTTTCACCGTATCGGTCCACTTCGTCACAGAGCAGAACGCGAATCGGACGCGACGCAAGACCGGCAGGAGAGTTCGCCCCGACCAAAGCGAGATAGCCGCCCTGATAGTGCTTCATGCGAATCGTCGTACTCGACTTCTTGGCCGAGCCGCGCCCTTCCTTACCTTCCTCAAGTTTCCCTTGAAGCCCGACAGACACCTGAAACATTGGCTCGATGCGCTCCTTTGAGAAGGCTTCTGCCATTTCCACAGTCGGCTGCAGCATCAGCTGAGGCGCAGGCTCCTGATCGGCGAAGTAGCCAAGAATGCAAAGCAGAGCTTCGGACTTTCCGACCTGGGAGCTCGCGCAAAAGACAACGGTCTCCGTGAGTTTGTCGGTCGCCGAGTCAATCACTTCTCGAAGATACGGCGTTCGATCCGTGCGCCATTCACCAGGCTCCGGACTCGTACCGGCAGGAATCGAGCGATACCTATCCGCCCATTGACTACCGGTCAAACGAGAACGAGGCTTGCACGTTTGCTTAAAAATGTCGGCCCACAGTCCCATGCTAGAACTCCGATTTTTTGAATTCCTTCAAGGCGTCGTCTATTGCGCCTTCAAGGATTTCCTCGATTTCGCGTGAGGTTCGGCCTTCACACAATCCGGCCACTCGAACCGGGATTGACATCAACCGAGCTCGCAACGCGGAGGCGGTTGCCTGAGCATCCTGACGGACCTTGGCGCTTTCAACGAGGTCGCCCTGCTTCAGCTTGAATTCGATTTCCTTTAACTTGGCCTGGTACGTCTTTTCCATCGCCCGAGCCTTGTTGAAGGCTTCGGTGACGTTTTGAGCTTTGGCCATTTTTGGAGACATCGGGGCGTTGTCATCGTCTGGCAACTCCTCCGGTTGACGCTCTGTACCGCGTGTCAACTTGTCGTAAGCAGCAAAGGCTTCGTTTACAGGCAGCGTCCCGTCTTCATTGCGCGGAAGCTTTCCTTCTTTGAGGAGCTTGTAAACCCATGTATGCGATTTTCCGATCTGGCGAGCAAACTCACGAACGCCAACGCTGGCGGAGTTTTCAGCCATATCCCCGTCCCTCCTTGCACGTTCGTTTTTCTAAAACCATCGTCTCTTTTTTTCGTCAGATGTTCAACACCTACAGGACGCAACAAGCGTAAACTACAGTCACTGGTTGCCACTTTTTTTAAAGTTGTATCTAGCCGGGTTTCGGGACTCGCGAGAGCCGCAAGGCGCTAAAATTCCCACCAGGACCCAGAGCCCTCTGCCGCAACCATTTTCATAAATAACACACGAGATGACACTTCATCTTCAATGCTGAGGCTGAGGTTGAGCCTGCACAGGCGTCTGGCTCTTGTCATCAGTCACAGCATCGTAGATAGCGTTGCCGGCCATCGATCCTGCGGTCGCACCGAAGAGAGAACTCCAGAAGCCACCGCCGGAAGAGGCAGGAGCAGATTGATTCACAGTCTGGTTGATGACGGTCGTGTTCTTCTTCACGACTGTCGCGCGCTTCGGTGCATAGCTCTTCGTAGGAGCAGGACGGGAGAAGGAACGACCGCCGCTGAACCCACGACCACCTCGTGCTTCCGCAGCTGTAGAAACGAAAAAGGCGACCGCAATGGCCGCCACAATAGCTTTCTTCATGCTGTACCTCAGAAGATGAAACAGAAGCCTTTGATTACCGACACAAGGGCCACCAACGAAAAAACAGCAAAAACAAGAGAAGCGACGATTGAGTCCACCTTCTCTTTATTTTCTGCTCTATCTTCCTCTGGCATCTTTTTCAAAACACGGCCCAAAGCCCAATAGATAGGTGCAACGGCAAGAAGCGCTGACACGAACCCAAACACCGGGGCTCCAGCAATCATGCCAACGCCCATCCAAAATTCAGTCATAAAGACCTCTCCAAAATAGAAAAGCCCCCGAGGTTTCCCCCGAGGGCGTCACGCTCTCCCTGGTGTATCGTTGAGACTCTGACACCATCAACGTAACCAAGGAGCTTTTATGTCAGATGCCATTCCTAAGCCACATATCCATAACGTCATCATGAACAGCGCTAAAACATTCACGCTCCACGTGATGGCTTACAGGCAGCTCACCAAGAACGAACTGAAATACTGTTTAGCGCAGTATCTCCAAGCCAAAGGGCTGAAGCAACTTCCGGCTTCGGGCGAAGATGAAGTCACGTCAAACATTGGATTCGATGGCGAGCAATTTCGGCCATTTGACCAAGCAGGTCTTTAATTTGGAAATCAGTAAGCCGCTCCCTGGTGTATTTCACAGGGAGCGACACGCTGATGTCATCGTCAGAAATCGCCCACACCACGACACGCTCTAAGCCAGGATCAGGCTCTTCGTCTACGGGGATCACTTCAGCAATTGTTCCGTTGACCGGAATATCGCCCTTGCCATAATCGCCCATTTTGTTCGCTAATCGGTACGAGTAAACGAACCTTGCCTGTCCCGCGTCGGTATCGATAAAGCGGACACCCTCGAAGTCTCCATCAGCGGCAAGCCCAAGGCGGCGACGTCGGCGCGCACTCGCAGCAACATAGAGCCGAACAAGCCTATCCATAAGCCAGTTGTCAAATCGATCGAACATAGCGACCCTCCGAAAATGAGAAAGGGCGAGGATTTCTCCCCGCCCCGACCTCGGAGCAAACTGCCCTAAGGTAGCGAATGGAAACCGCGCGGGTTGCGCATCGTTGAAAGGCGTGCGCGGTGTTGTTTTCAAAACAAAAAAGCGGCATCACCGTGGAGGAGATACCGCTTTCCAGAATTGCTGATGTTTTTCCTAGGCATGGCAAAGCGAGCCTAAAAGACTCGCCCTCCAGCTCGGACACACCGGCATAATTTGATTAGTGAAGTCTATCACGGGACAGCACGTTGTGCAACATGCGCATTGCCAACATGAGATGCTGTTCGTACTTGCGTGGTCGGATGCCTACCACACGACAGGTTATCCAGAGCGGCCGGCTCGGATTCCCATAGGCCTCCTGCAACAACCGCTTCTCTTTTGAATCGAGCATCGCGCTCCATGCCGCCTCGATCTCCACAGCGTCATTGATGTCGATAATGCGAGGACGTTCCTTTGTGCCTTCCTCTGGCACGTAGCCGGCCTCTCGCATCACGCCGAGCATTGAACTCTTTCCACGAGGCTTTCCCTCACGCGCCCATGAACTCCAGTTCTCAAGGCGCGCTTCAAGAATTCGGCGCTCCGCTTCATCCATTCGCATGCTCCCTTTCCCATTCGTCTCGGCATTCGGCACAACACCAACGTCGAACATTTCGAACTCCCTCGACCGTTGCAGGCACTCTCTCGATCACTTCCCCGCAGTTCAAGCACAAGCTCACCACGATCGGTCTCGGTCCCTCTGGCTTTCTCTCCTCAATTGCCGCTCGCATGATCCACTCATCGCTTCTTGCGGCTCGGTCTGCATCATCCATGCTTCACCTCGTCAATAAAAACTTTTACCCCCGGCTCGGGTCCGTACGCCTTTCTGGTCCGGCTGTCGATCACCTGCGAGTCGTCCTCAAAAACGATCCCGTTCATGCCGTCAAGAATCGCCTTCTGCACGTTGTCAAGGTCAGGCTTTGAGACGTGATGCTCGACACCTTGCAGAGCCGCTGTGCGGCGTTTCTTAGACCATGACGAGGGCACAGGAAAGATGGCGAGAATGTCCACACGGACTGCGTTCGGCTTTTCGATCTTTCTCTTGCCAATCATTGCCTCCTTTGCCCTGGCCGTCACGAGCGCCTCATACTTTCGCGTCGTGTCCGGCGTGTACGTGTGGCCGCTGCGAGTGAAGCGCGGGCGTCCTTTGGGGACTGGAACCCCCTCAATCGTGAAACTAATCATTTTTCCTTTCTCCTCAGTCCGTCGTAATAGCCTTGAATAAAGGCCGCTCTCTTTTTGGGATTCATTCGAGCCGTCAAGCCCTGATATTTCGCCATCGGCTCACCGCGTTGTGCGGCAGATCGTCCGAGGCGGTATTCGTCACTTTCTTTCATGACTCCTCCTTTTTAGGTCCCCCGTGAGATGATTGAGGCTGTGTTCCCCAACACGTCCATCAACCAACCCACGGAGGTTTAAACAAATGCCTGTTACTAAACTCGACCCCAAAACAGCCTTACTCGCCATGTGCGCTGCAGGTGCGGTGAAACTCGAACCGATCGACATTTCCGCAACGGGCGACACAGGCACAGAAGAAGTCCAGTCTTTGGTTTCGATCAACGTTTCACGCCTTGAGGCAGTTCTTGCTTGGCTTGATCAGGTCTGCCCCAGCGACGAAGATGTTCTCGATGAAGCTGTTTCGCGCGTTGCACGTAATGACGAATAAGACGTTTTCCTTCTTCTTCGGCGGTATCTAGCGTCTCCAGCTCAAGAGAACTGAAATCCGTTGTGATTTCGGGCGACTGGACTGCTTCCGGTTGCCCGTCTCGCTCATTTGATTTCTGGTCTGTCATGACCTCTCCTTTGTTAAAAATCGATGTCGTTCTTCCGCATGCTCGGCCACGAGAACCGGATGAACTTGCACGTTTCTTTGAGCCGGTCGTACTCCTGCTCTCCTATCGCGGTCTTCAGAAGCGCTGGATCGGCGTTGGTGATCCAGATGGTCGGAAGCTGAGTGTCGTAGCGGGCGTACAAGACTTCTGAGAGGACTTCCTTTGTGATCGGCTTCGCGTCTTCCTTTGCGACCTCGTCGACGACAAGCAGCGGACAGGTTTTGTAGGCTCGCTTGACGTCTGCGGTCGTCTTACCCGTCTCTCGGCAGCCCCAGGAATCGGCAACCCTCTGCCCCATCTCATGTGCCGTCGTGTAGATGCCGGCGCACTTGCTCAAGAGTTCCTGAAGCACCGCACACGCCAGATGGGTCTTGCCGGTCCCGCATTCGCCGATGAAAACCATCCCTATGCCGGACTGGCGAAGCGCGTCGAACTTTGTGATGTAGGACTCGGCGATCTTGAGCACCTTCGCTTTCTGGTCGTTCCCATCGGTTCTGAAGGATGCAAGCGTTCTGGATCGGTACTTGGTCGGGATGGCCGTTCGGTCCAGCGTCTGCTCATACGCGCGGCGCTTTTCAAGCTCTTCACGTTCCTTTCGTTCGCGCTCTTCGTCTTCCTGCCGCTTCTGCAACTGGATCGCTCGGCACTTCGGACATCCGCTCGCATTCTTGAGCTCTCCCTTCAGGTAGGTCAGGTGCGAGATATACCGCCCATGCTCTGGGCATACCCGCTCCTCTTCACCCTCGGCAAAGCCCAACAGGCC